GAGCATAAGCAACATAGCTGCTGAGTCGACGAGGCTTGTACCAAACATTCCACTGCACACTCCGCCTTGCTTCACGCAAAGGGAATTATCGAAACAGATTGGTTTGAAAGCATGCTCTTCAAGCATGATCCTGATCTTTTTCTTGATTCCTTCTCTTGATGCGGCATCATGGCCTGCAGAATAGAAGGCGCCGAAAAATTCATCCAATGCAGTGATAACACTGCCCGGCACGGTCCAATCGAAGGACGATGCATCGATGGCGATGATATTTTCGCCAATACCGGTTAGTTGTCGGTAGATCGAGTCCCAAACCATATTGGGATCATGTTGGATGATGAATGGTGATTCGGCTCCCATAATTCTGAAAGCTTGTTGCACTGGGGCTAGCAGGCGGCGTAGATTGATGATGTCGTTGACAGGCATCACTATGAAAGCTCTTTTCTTCCAAGCTTTCTCGAAAGCTAACTTCTCAGCCTTCAGTTTTACTGAAGCTGGAACTGTTAATCTCTCGCCACGTGCACTCATCTCCCATTGTTGTTCTACGACTCGTTTCAAGAAACGTGCCGCATCATTGTCTTTCCAAGCATAATTGTCTGAGGCATCGCCCCACAACAAGTGCTTATCGGTGATGTTGAATAACACTCCCATGACTTGACCAGCTGATGTAGCTTTCTTGAGCGGATCCATAGCGTCAATTCCAGCGAGACATTCGGTTACACTTAGAGGCCTGATTTTCCTGGCCTTAGTGCCTGTTTTAAAGGCAAAGTGATCACCGAGTTGTTTTGCTAGTTGACGCAGACGTTCCACTTGCTCCGGTTTGTAAACATTCTGTTCACAGGCGGAAGCTCTGATGTATGCTACATGCTTCTTTCCATATGCATCATCTGGTATTTTGTCTGAGAAATGTTTCTTGATATGATCGGCCGAATATACCGGAATCCGGTCACAGGGAAAAGCGTCGGACACCATCGGGATGTCGAGCGGGATCATCGTCAGATTGCTGTCGCTGGAGGAAAATGTTTTCACGCAGGTCTTGAACTCCATGCCAGGTCCCTTTGGGGTAAGGGCCGGCGGATCTCCTCGAATTGAGAGAAATCCTTTTACTTCTTTTGGAGTGAAGGTGCGTGCTAACTCTTTCCTTTCTACGAGAGCAGAATGCAGAAAATCCGCTTCCACGTAATCTGCCATTCGTGTTTGGCGCTGTATTTGAGCCTCGAGGCATTCAAGCCAGGCTTCGTTACACAACACGCTTGATAGTGAACTACCACGC